GATAGAATGTTTGCTAGTTCTGTTTCAGCATCTAAACCGTGGATTGCTTTTAAGTCTTGAGCAAGTTCCATAGTGTATTCAGCGTTAAGAGCTCTTGATCTTGCAGTTACTGTAGTTTTCTCAATTGAGAAAGCCATTTCAGCAAATACATTACCAGAAGCGTCTCCTAATGCTTCAGCAGTTGCAGTTGACATACCTTCAAACTTGTTGTATGCTCCTACAGGTGAATCATTAAGAATACCAGGGTTTGAACCAGCTTGAGCTGTATCAGGTGTTTGACCTGCAGTTGAGTTACCAGCGGCATTTCTGCTTGAAAACTCAGTATCTGCTTCATCAAATAAAGCTTCATTACCGGTTGCGTTTGTATATCTACTTCTCATTGCGAAGATAAGTCCAGTTGGACCAGTCATTGGCTGTACGCCTGCAATGTCGTAGGCAATTAGATTTGGCATTGCTCTTCTAACAAGTGAAATTAAAATTGGATCCCAATTTGAAGTTCCAGCTGTATTGTTAGCAGGCGCTGCTTCTGTCATAAAAGCGTTGTCTTCTTTTTGTGCTCTTTCTTGGTTTTCCAAGATAGTAGCTGTAACGGCACGTCTGTAAGAATCTCCGATTTTTGGTAAATCAGGGTGTTCTAGGACTGGCTGCCATTTCTTTTCGTAAGTTTCAGATAAATACATTGTATTTTTCTCCCTCTATATTATTATTTTGATAACTTAATATCTTTTGTTTTACTTATAGCGGCGCTATAAGCAGCCATGCTGTTTGTTAAATCTACAGGTTCTACTGTTGATCCATCGCTTACCGCCACATCATCTATATCATTAGATTTAGCTTCTCCTTTACCAAAGTATGACTCTTTAATTGTCGTAACTTTAGTAGTGAAGTCTTCCTCGTTTGAATACTCAACTTCTTCTGCTAGTTTGTTAAACTTCTCTTTTTCAACATCTGTTAAGTTTTCAGATACAGCTTTCGCTATGTCTTCTCTTTTTAACTCACCAATTGTTTTATGTGAAGTAACATTCTTTTCGATTTCTTCGTTAAGTTTTTTCTCAAGGTCTTCGATTTTAGAAGCTTGATCTTCAAGCACATTATATTTTTCATCTGGAACATCTATGTAGTGATCTTCAAATAGTTTTTTCAAACCACCAATAAAGTCCTCAGCAATTTCGCCTTTGATACCTCTCTCAATAGCGATCTTGTTTTCTTGCATCCATTCCTCAACAACATAGTTAAGGTAACTGTCTACTTTTTCAACAACATCAGCTTTGTGAGCTTCAGTATCTTCTTTTAATTTAGTTTCATACTCGCCTTGTAATCTTTGTGATTCTTCTTTGACTTTTGCTTTAATCGCAGCTTCAAAGATTGTCGCAGCTTTCTGTTTAAATTCCTCAGATAAATCAGAGTCGCCAACAAGGGCATCTACATCAGCTTTGATGTCTAATTCAGATTCTTCTTTTTTCATCTTCATCATTTCATCTTTTTTCTTTTTTTCAGCGTCCATATCAGCCATTTCTGACTTCTCTTTATCTTCTAAGGATTTTTCGTCTGTGTCTTTACCTTCAAGTTTAGTGTTATGCCCACTAAGTTTTGGCATTGCATCAGCAGCGCCAGCACTTTTTTGTTGTGCATCACCTGAAACCTGAGATGTAGATTTTGAAGCATCTGGATTACTGTCAGTCGGTTTTACAACCGCTGGACCTAAATCTTGCGCATCGTTTTTTAAATGCGTAGGTTCAGCCGCTACAGCGTTTTTCTTCGGAGCATCAGCTTGCGGATTTACCGCTTCACTAACTTCCTGTTCCATTGCCTCAATTTTCTTATCTGTTTCGGCCATTGAAATCTCCCTTATAAAAATAAACGTTTATTTTTTGTTTCGTTATAGGATATTTATAAGATTAAAGTTTTTGAAGAAAGTTTTTAAAGATATTAACCTTTTTTTCTTCTAATTCTCTTTTTCTTGTCTTATAAATCTCCATTTTCCATGCACTAACATCTTTCTCTG